CCTGAACCAGATCATGGAAGAATTCTTACGGATGATGAGGCAGTGGCTGGCATTGAAGGAGATGCTTTCTTGGCACCTATAAATCGCAAGTCATCACCTGGCTTTCCTCTCACTAAGGAAAAGAAAGGAATGCCTGGGAAGATGCGCTGGCTGGGAGATGCGGAGTATAAATTGGACCCTGAGATCAAGGCTGAGATGCACAAAGTTATCGAGAATGCCAAGAATAATATTCGAACTCCCACCATTTGGGTTGACACTCTGAAGGATGAGAGGCGCCCGTTGGAGAAGGTGCGAGTTGCAAAGACGAGAGCGTTTGCTGCGGGACCAATGGTTTTTACGTTGGTTTTTCGTAAATACTTTCTTGGCTTTGCTGCTCACTGCGCCAAGAATAGGATAGACAATGAAATCTCAATTGGGACAAATGTTTATTCTCAGGATTGGACGCGGACTGCCGAAAGGCTGAGCAGCAAAGGTAACAAAGTGATTGCGGGGGATTTTTCCAACTTTGACGGCACGCTCGTTCTGGAAATGCTTGCCGAGATTGTGGAAATTATTAATAAGTTTTACAATGACGGCGAGGAAAATGCCAGGATTCGGCGTGTCCTCTGGAAGGAAATTGTGAATTCCGTTCACGTCTGTGGAGATAATGTCTATTTGTGGACTCACTCCCAGCCGTCTGGATGCCCAATTACAGCAATCCTCAATTCTCTCTACAACTCCATCTCTATGCGTTACGTCTGGCTCACTGTTATGCCTAAAGAGTATCAAACTATGAAGGCTTTCAATGAGTATGTCGCTATGCTGTCTTATGGAGATGACAACGGCGCGAATATTTCGGATAAAGTCATCGATAAATTCAACCAGTGTACCATTGCTGAAGGGTACAAGGAGATGGGTATGACCTATACCGACGAAACGAAATCTGGAAATATGGTTCCTTATCGCTCTCTTAGTGAGATCGGGTACCTCAAGAGGGGTTTCGTGTGGGACGAAGACGAACATCAGTATGTCGCTCCACTCGAACTCTCTGTGGTTCTCGAGATGATTAATTGGGTGAGGGGGGACTTCGACCATGAGGAGAGAACTGTCGAGAATATGGAAAACTCGGCTTTTGAGCTCTCTCTTCACGGACGCGAAGTCTTTGAACATTGGATCGAAAAATACAAACAGGCTGCGCGTGGTTTTCAGATTCGTCCGCTCTTTTTGACCTACGATGAATATCGGTTTGTTGAGGCCAAGAAGTACGGACGTCTGGCAGCCGCCTGCAATTAAATCCGAAGCTAGGGGCTTCCACTAATCGCCGCACGGTGGGAGCAGCAATGCCCGGTCTTCGGTCTTCGTTTTAGAAGGGCGGAGAGTTTGAAGACTCTATTGGCTGGTGTGTGCCGCCTAAAATCCTGGCTACCAGCCCGGCGCTTTTGATCAGACCCGTTTAATCGAGCGGCTGAGAGTTGGATAACTCACTCGATTGCTACATCACAAGAAAAGAATACATCTCAAACTCATGATAATATAGCGGAGCTTGGACCTGATACGGAAGTTCAGCAAATTACCAAATTTGTTGATGACGTCAACATTGAAACTTACGAGAAACCAATGATGTCGTCAGCAACTGCTTGGACGAGAATGGCTGAGGACTCAAAGTTACATGATATTCATGCAATTTTGCAACGTCCCATCAACGTGCTGGACGGCGAATTTAACAACGCCTTCGTCTCGGTGAACTTAAAGTTCCCCGATGTAATTTTCCAGAAGTCTGCTAATGTCGTGAGTAAATTAGACTACTTTACTTACTTTCGAGCAAATGTAAAGATCAAACTTGTCTTCAACGCGACTCCTTTTATGAGCGGGAAGTACTGGATGTTCTTCGCCCCGTTTGATGATATTTCAAATAGAGGTGCGAGACTCACTACTCTCCCGAACAACACTGGATTCCCTGGACTCGAGATTGATCTTGCATCGAATGCGCCGGTGGAAATTAAAATTCCCTACTGTGCTCCATTGTCGCATTACAACTTGCTCGATACTCACTCAAACATGGGTGAGCTCTATATTGTTCCTATCAATACTATTCAATCTGGAACCTCTCCGACCGTAAATGGTGCAACTTTCACTATTTTCGCTTGGTTTGAGGATGTTGAATTGGCTATGCCAACTTCTGTGCCTGTTACTGTACCAACTCCTCGTCTTGTTAAAGACGAATTTAAGGCTCAGATAGGTGGTTCCGAGGAGCAGGCCGTAACATCAGGCCCGCCCATTTCAGGTATTGCCAACTCGGTAGCATCCGCAGCTTCAATGGTCGGGGGAGCCCTTCCAGTTCTTGGCAAATGGCTAAGACCAGTGGAATGGGTTTCTCGAGCGATCGGAGGAGCAGCGGAGGCTGTCGGTTGGAACAAACCAACAAACCTCGATAAGAACTGCCCGTATATCAACGTCCCCGCAAAGGGTTACACGAATGCTGATGGTATTGATATGTCTTCGAAGCTTTGTGCGATGCCTGACAATGGACTCACATATGATGGGGGACTTTTCTCAACTGATGTTGATGAAATGGACCTCAAGTATGTGGCATCAAAGTCATGCATCTTCAGATCTTCTATTTCGTGGAGCACAACTGCAGCAGTAGGAACAACTTTGCATCACAATGCTGTCGCACCGGGAATGGCCACAGGTAGTATCCAGCTAAATCCAACAACGCTGGGCTTTATCACGTCGATGTTCCGCTACTGGCGAGGTACTATCAAGTATCGCCTGGCGGTTGCAAAGACTGCCTTCCACACTGGACGTCTTAGGATCACTTACCATCCTGGTGTTTACGGTGATCGGGCCACTGTGGGAGTGGTCAACGAAAATGCCTATAATTGGATCCTGGATCTCTCAGTTTCTTCAGAAATTGAATTTGAGATCCCGTACATTGCTAACGTGCCTTGGAAAGAGTGCTACGTTGGAGCGTACGATGACGAAACCGCATGGAGACAGGAGCGATATTCGCCTGGGTCAATAACTGTTACAGTTATGACTCAATTGCGTCGCGCTTCTGACTCCGTAGCTAATAATTGTCCGTTCAATATGTGGGTTTCCGGTGGAGACGACATTGCATTTGCAATCCCTGATTTTGGAAGTTATGGCATTGCTGCCCCCACTCTTGTTGCACAAGATCTGCAGGAAGATTTCGAAGTTGAGGACCCAGATCTGCTAGATTTGGATGACTCTGGATGGAAAGCTCAAGTGTTTAATTTAACATCAAAGGGCGTCGAACACAATGAACAAGTCGTTAATTCGGCTAGTGAGACGTTCCCAATGCAACACATGAGCCCGACAGCAGCTGAGGAGTTGACAATGGGTGAGAAAATCACAAATCTGCGTCAGCTCACGAAGAGGTTTGCTATCACGTCTCGTGGGCATCAGTTTCCGTATAAGAACTCTCTTGGAACGAAATTCTGTTTCCCTGGACCTATTCCATTGAGCAATGATGATTACTTATTCAATCAGCTTACTCTAGATCCTGGTTATTTCGGTAAGGCAGATGGTTATTCTGTGGTCACCTCTCAAGGAGTTGATTATCCGTATGCCAAGCAAGCCGATGGTACGCTGGTCGATACAAGATTCATTGCTGCAGATCACTATCCTGCCCGTGCACCCTTGTATTATATCTCGTTCCTCTATAGATTTTATCGAGGGGGCAGAAGATACAAGATTGCGAATCCAGCAACAAATGGTCTCGCATTAACTGGGTTTGGATGGAGGTCAGCAACCGGAGCGAACGCAGATAAGGACGTTTATTCTAGTGCCGCAGATCAGGTTCAATACACATCTACTCGACCTCAAGATCCTTTGATCGTAGTCCGTGATTCACTCATTACTGAAAACGGAATACTTAATGGACCAGAAATCTCTTCTTTTATATTTACAGAGACTGGTGGTCTATTTGAGCATTATGTGTACCCTGATTTGAACGGAACTCTCGAATTTGAGGTTCCCTACTATGCGCAGACGCCCATCTCCCTTGTTGGAGAAGGAGCGATTGCGAGTGATGAGGGACCTCTGGTTCGAAGAGCTAAGATTAACATCAGACGTTCATCTGATCCGCGCGGCATGGATCGTCCTGCGTATCAATTTCCATCAGATGCAGCGAATCCCAACACCAATGATGGTGCTTTTGCACCTGATGCAGGAGGAGTTCGCAACTGCTTTGGCGCCTATACTCTGTATGAGGCGGCCGCCGACGACTTTAGCTTTGGCTATCTCGTTGGCGCCCCCCGCATTCAGAGAATTGGAGGAGGCGCCTAATTTCCAAAATCATAATTGGCTTTAAGTTTGATTAGCCCATAAGGCGAAGTCAGACGTATCATTTTCTACATACCAAGTAGTATTACCCTTTGGGTGGTCACTCTATATTTCAACAATAGAGTCCTGACCGTTTTGTCTAGCACGATGAACCACCCACGGGGTGGATTAGTTTTGCTAGAGCCTTCGGTTGGGTTTAGCCCCGAGGTCCATAGATTTAAATGAGTCACAATTGGTCACAATTAAAGAATAGTGTCATCTTTGTTAGATGTTTGTTATTGTTAGTTTTGTACTGTTGAGCTAGACACTATCCCCTAGTGGACAAATTGTTTTGTCTGATTTCTCTTATCCTTCATATTGAAGTAGTAAGTTCTTGTCAGGCTAAACATTAG